CCCAAATTTATTATATCCCTCGATTTATTTGGCTCAGGATAAATTTCTCGCGCCTTATTTGGGGACCAACCTTTACGAAAAGATTAAAAACGACGTCGCAAATAATACCCTAGCGGGCGATTATTTAACCCTTGTGGACGATTACGCTCGGAGGGTTGTTTTATGGTGGGCGATGGTGGAGGCGGCGCCAGCGTTAACGTATAAAATCGATAACGCTACGATGGTGCAAAGAACCTCCGAGGATTCTACCCCCGTGCCCGATGTGGTGTTTAAGGATCAATTAAATAAATGGCAACAAAACGCCGAGCATTATACGAGCCTGATGGTAGATTATTTGTGCGCGAACTCGGCGCTATTCCCCGAATATTCGAACAACGTTTGGCCTCAGCGTTGCCCGATTGGTATAACAAAAGGTTCGAACACTTATTTATTTAGTTCGGGAAATACCGCCTCGAGCCGTACTTATGGCGTGAGGAGAATTAACCAAATTCCCTGAACTGATGAAAAAACTAACTGAAAAAAAGCGCGTGCAACTTGAGGCGCTCAAGCGGTACGAAAAGGAGCTTTTATTAAAAACTAAAACACGAAAATGAGCTTTTTTAATGCTTTTGCGGATTTCCTTTCGAACGTTCAAAATTGGGTGTTCGGTATCGTACTCGGAACGATGGGGAAAATTAGTTACATGTTATATATGAAAAGAACCCTTACCGTTTTACAGTGGGTGGCCGTTATCGGGCTTTCCGTTTTTTCGGGTTACATGACCTCGATTTACTGCGAGAATAACGGGTATTCGGTTGAAGCCAGCTGGGCCGTTCCAATGACTACCCTCATGGGTGAGAAACTGTTTATTTACGTCATGGGTAATTATAAAAAAATCTTTACGGGAATACTTTCTTTTTTCATGCCTAAAAAGTGAGCAAAAACAACCCAAATAAGAAACCCGTCGGCGAGCGAATTAAGGGCTCAAAATTCGGCTCATTTATTCGGGATAAGGTGAAACCCGTCGCGGGCGATATCCTCGAAATTGCGGGCGATATTACGGGCGTTCAAGCCCTCGAAACTGTGGGCGCTTGGCTTAACGGCCAAAAGCATAAAAGCGAGGAGCATAACGCGCTGGCGTTAGAGTTCGAAAAAATGCGTTTAAACTTTGACCTCGAAATGACGCGCCTCGATTTAACGACTGAGCTCGAATTTTACCGCGCTGAGGTTGACGATCGTAAAAGCGCCCGTGAACGTGAGGCGGCTTTCCTGAGTGCAACGGGTAAACGGGATTGGTTATTCGCCGCCGTCGTTATTATTGGGCTGAGCCTATTAATCGGCGTCGTTTTATCGCTAATATTTATCGTAATTCCCTCAGAAAACCAACGCCTCGCCGATATGACTTTCGGTAGCGTGTTATCGATTGGAACCTCCATTTTTGCCTATTACGTCGGAAGCTCGCGCGGCTCAAGAATGAAGGATGAAACATTAAGAAAATGGCAAGCCGAAAACTAACCGACTGCGATTACCGACTCCAAAGGGCGTACACGCTGGCGGCTCACGAATTTCGGGCGATGTACCCAAACGACCCCCAACCCTTTTTAACGTGTACGTTTAGAAGTAACGAGGAACAGGCCGAACTCTACGCAAAGGGTCGAACGGCGCCAGGAAAGATTGTAACCAATATCAGGAAAGGGGGAAAACACAACGTTAAACCCGCTCAGGCTTTCGATATTGCCTTTAAAAACTCGGAAGGGGTTCTCGATTGGGACCCTGAGTTATTCGCCAAATTCGCGGCGATTATTAAGGCAAATTTTAACGGCTTAGTAAAATGGGGGGGCGATTGGAAAAGCTTCCAAGACCGCCCCCATTTTGAAATTTAAGGCTTATTATAAATTTCATTCCCCGTTAGTTCGTACAAACGTTTGTTTATTACCCTCAGGCGTTTATAATTATGGGCGTAGGCTCGAGTCGTGTAATCGAATTCGCATTTAAGGAGCTCAATTCGCTCAGCCCTCAGCGCGTTAATTTCCGCCGTGAGTTTAAACGTTGCATCTAACAGGGCTTTTTTCATAATTCGCGGTCCTGTAAATTTTGCGCTAGGTGGCGCGCTTCCCGTAGGCCTTGAATGTACCCGCGTAAACCGTCCGAAAGCTGGGTATTTCGGCCGTCATAGTTGGAAATTAAGGCCGTGAGTTGGTCTATCAACTCAGAAAGGGAGGTCGTTGGATTGGCTTCCATTGGCTGGGGTTTCGGTTGGTTTCTTTTCGCTGATTTGGAGGCTTAGGAATTTCCCACTTTTCCCCTCTTTTACCCACGCGCTGAGGCGCATTTCGCGGCCGTTAACGATAACGGACCCGCCATAATCGGGGCTTTTCTCATTTTGTTTTTTGTCGTTTTTGAAGAGCGAACCTTGGCCCTCCTTTGGTTGAAAATTACTCATTTATTTAAATTTTAAGGGTTAACTATTCAATTTCCAACGGTCCTCACCCGTTAGCTTATAAAGCTCGGCCATTATTGACCATTGGCGAGCGTTTTCGGTTACACATGGGCGGAGTGATCGCCTCGCCATGAGGATAAATAACTCGTTTTTTAATTCCTTTATTCGTTCCTCGTTTTCCATTCCTTAACTAGTTTTTTGTAATGCTCAATTTTTTGTTTTACCTCCTCAAGGCTCAGCCTCAACGGCTCGTTTCGAATAACCATTAATTTACTCGCCCGCTCGAATCCTATTCGTTCGGTTAATCTTGGGGCATATTCGAGGAGGTTCCCGTGTCGATGCTGATTACATTCGACGCATTGCCCGTGAACGTTATCCTCGTTAAATCTTAAATTAGGATAAGCCCCCACGCTGTAAAAGTGCCCAGCGTCATATTTGGCGGGGAGGGTTCGGCCGCATGAAATACACGGCTCGTTTTTATCCCTGAGCCTGATGAACTCGTTAAAAACCTTTTGAAGCTCGCGGCGATATTGGGAAACGCTTTTAATATTTTCCCGCATTTGCTTAATTTCCCGTTTGGCTTTTTTTCGCTCAGAAACGCGGCCCCATTCAATTAAACATTGGGGCTTCGTGCAAGTTGCTTGCAAGCTCGAGTAAATTGGCGTAAAGGGCGCCTTGCAAATTTTACAACGTTTCATTCGAACAAATTTAATTGGTTCGGGGCCGTTGGCTCAGGCTCGGGCGCTGGGTTCCATTGGTAATTTTGAATCCTTGCGCGGCTTATTTTACAATATTCGGGATCGAATTCGAGGCCCACGTAATTAAATCCCTCAAGTTTACATGCGACGCCCGTCGTTCCTGAGCCGTTAAAAGGATCTAAAACGGTCCCACCTTTGGGAGTTACTAACTTAACGAGATACCGCATTAAATCGACAGGTTTAACGGTGGGGTGAAAATTTCTCGCTGTAATATTCTCTCTATCCTTTATTCCCGTTCCACCCCTCCCATTTTTCCATTTTTGCACGTCATTAAATCCTTTTAACCCGTTATCCCTTTCGCTTTTGGATGCTTTTGGGCAGTAGAAAAAACGCGCGGCGCTTTCCTCGTTTTCATTTGGAAATAATTTTAAAACCTCTTCGCTCCCGTCGTGGATTAAGTTAGCGGGCCAGCGGCCTTCAATTTCCCCAATTTCACAACCCTTAATAGTGTTTAATATCGTTCCTTTAAATAATCCTTGGCCTTTTGCTTCATTTGGTGCGCTGATAAATTTGGCGACCTTTTCGGTTCCAACCCTCGCCCCGTCGATATTAAGCCCGCCAGTTCCGTATTTTAAAACGTTGGCCGCGACGGTTTGCTCGATTGGTTTACGGGCGACCGTTATCGGCTCGAGCGCGGGTTTTAAAGCCGTTCCCCAGCCATCCCATTCCTTGGCGGCGTCGGTTGCGGGGGCGGTTATATTAATCTCATATTGCCGAATCCCATTTTCGGCGGTTGCTTGACTGTTTATTTTTCCCCCGCGTTGGTCAGGCACAAAACGCTTTCCTTTTATTTCCCGCTCAGCCCCCGCCGATTTGTCGATTGCTTTGTAAATATCCAAACTTTTTGGAAATCCTGAGCCGTAAACCCATGCGATTAAATCGCGAATTTCAAAGCCCGCGTCCTCGATATTTACCGCCATTCGATGCTGGGTGCGAGTCCCCGCAAATGCGAGCAAATGTCCGCCAGGTTTAAGAACCCGAAAAACCTCGGCCCAAAGTTCCACCCGTGGGACGTCGTAATCCCATTTTTTACCCATGAATGATAAACCATAGGGAGGGTCGGTAACAACGGCGTCGAAATAATTATCGGGGTACGTTTTCAGCGTGGCGAGGTTATCGCCCTCAATTACTTGTTGGCTCATTGGATCGCTTTTAAAACGGTTTTCGGAATTCTTTTAACCTCAGCGCCCCACGCTTTCCACGCTGGGCCGATTTGGCCGACGTATTTAGCGCGGCCCGCTTTCACGTGGAAAAGTTGATTTTCCTTGAGGACGTCAAACGATCCATCGGAGTTTTTAAAGATTCTCATAGTTCAAAAATATCGTTATTGGGTGTATTGAGTTGGCTTGTGTAGTGCATGGTTTCGGGGGTGAAATTAACGCCCAGCATTCCCGTACGTCCGTTGCGATGTTTGGCGATTATGAACTCGGCCCCGTTAATTGGGGCGTTGGTATCATAATACCCAGCGCGGTAAAGGAACGCCACAACGTCGGCATCCTGTTCAAGGCTCCCCGAATCTCGCAAATCGGAAAGGAGCGGCCGTTTATCTTGGCGGGCTTCAACTGCTCGGCTGAGTTGGCTTAATGCGATTACGGGAATTCCGTTTTCTTTTGCGATCAACTTTAAACCTCTCGATATTGTGCTAATTTCCTGCTCACGTGAGCCGAAATTCTTTTTATTCCCCGCGCTAAGGAGTTGGACGTAATCAATAAACGCCGCTTTGACGTTGGAACGTTCGGCCAAAGTTCTAACCCGCGTTTTTAAATCGAGTATCGAAAGGCCTGGGCGGTCGTCGATGTATATCGGGAGGGCGTTTAAACGGTCGACGGTTTGGTAATAGGTGCGCTTTTCCTCAGGTGTTAAGGTGTATTTCGAAAGTTTCTCGGCATTCATTCCCGAAAGGATGGAGGCGAGCCTAAAAACGAGCTGAGCCCGTGACATTTCGAGTGAAAAGAACGCCACGGGGTAACCGCTTTGCGCCATATTGAGCGCCACACTTAACGCGAGGGCGGTTTTACCCATGCCAGGGCGGGCGGCTATGTAAACGAGGTCGCCTTTTTGGTGGCCTCCGAGGATGTGATCCACGTTTGATATTCCCGTCGGTATTCCGCTCAGGCCGTGGCGCTCGCGCTCCTCAATACTTTGGGTGGTTTCGGGGGTAATTTGGGAAATATGCGAGGTTTCGCCT